TCGTTAACACTCTGCTGTACAGCGGCACCTAAGTAGCCCTGCTGATACGCATCGTGCATGAAGATGTTCTGTTTATCGATAGCACTGTCGGAGTTCTTAAGAGCATCCGGGTCTGCGCTAGCGTCAATCTGGCCTTGTACTGCCGCCTGCTGCTGTTGCTTCTGCAATGCAGGGGTAAAGCTGTCTACGAAGTTACCGAGGAAGGCTGAGATGGCCTGCCCTCTGGAATCCTGCTTAGGCTGTACCTGATTGACTTGGGGAGCAGCAGTGCCTACCACGTAGTTGGTATCACCCAACTGCAACTGGCCCGGAGCGGATACTGCATCCACGCCTTGACGTAATACTGGCATTGCTGCCTCCTGTTAGTTTCCACTTAGAGATGAATTGGTGCTAAAGCCAAAGGATAGGCCGAACGGGTTATTTCCTGCGAGCGGGTCTGAGTTGGCCCCTTGATAGTCGAAGCTACCAATAGGGGTGTCAGACGTGCTAGCTTGACTGATAGGCGCAGGCGTGTCCTTACTACCACCTGTCGCATCTCCAGCGAGCTTCCCTAATACACTACCAACCGCACCCCAACCAGCTTGGTTCATAATCTGGGTACTGTTATCCTTCGTCGGGTCTTTGAGGCTGTTCAGCCCCTGCTCTGTAGCTTTAGTCACCATCAAGTTAGATTGGTCAATGGCTCGCTTGAATTGGTCCTGAGCAGAGCCTACGGCTTGGCCCTGCTTCTGGTTCACGGTGGCAATGGCATCATTTACGCTTGCGCCAATGGTGTCGGTTGCTGCGGCCTGAGTAACAATCTGGTCCCTTGCGGACATACCCTGATTCTGCGCATTGAAGATTGCAGCAGTGGTGTCCTGTCGGGTCTGAGCACGTTGAAGGTTAATCTGAGTCACCTGTTGCAGCGTCTCGTACTGAACCTTCTTGTTGTACTCCATAATCATTTTATTCTGAGCGATGTTGTTAAGGGACTCCTGCTTCGCTTGAGAAGCCCCATTAACTAACTGCATCGCTACTTTCGCCGCAACAACGTACCAACCCATTATACCCTCCGATGTCGTTGGTTGTAGCGCAGTAGATAAGTGATGTCCAGTATATTCATATCGTGCGTACCGTTCGTGCTGTACGATACATTCGTTGTATCAGCAAGAGTACGGCAAGGAATCACGATATTAGCCTGAGAGATGATTAGCGGATAATCCGGCACCAACTCTGGGCTGTTCAGGAACAGGCCCGTATAGTCCGCAGTAACATCTACGTCTGTACGTACATCCTCTACCCGAACATCGAATACACCTGTATTACGAACAGCCACTTCCTGGCGTACCAGACGGACGTGGCCTGAGCCAACCTCCTTCCCGTTCTCGTCCTTAAGGATAGGCGGGGTAGGTGTCAGGATTGACGTGTACTTAACCCCGGCCCAATACTGTCCGTCAGGCACACCGAGTTCAGTTACACCGCCCCACGTAGAGGTGTCCAGTGAAGCAACGCCAGCTTCCTCTGTAGCGGCAGTCCCTGTAGCAAATGCTAAGCCCAGAGACGCACCATCAAGGATAGCCTGACGCAACTGACTCGGAACCTCGAAAGCGGAGTTCGTGACAGTGATGGTGCTGTACAGGTCCAGATACGGAAGCAGCGTTGTGGTCTGGTTATCATAACCCTCACGAGGGTCCAACACGGTGACATACGTTACGTCACCATTCACCATCCAAATCATCAGGCGTTCACGAGCGAAGTGTACAGAGGCTACATCGTAGGGCATAGTCCAACGATGCCACGCGGCCTGTTGCTTACCCTCGTTGCTCCACTGGTACTCATGCACATACAACTCTCTACGATTACCATCACCAACGAACGCGCACATATTCACAACGTTAGATGCTGCGGTACGCTCCACGTTCCCGTTGAAGTATTCTGGGAGATGTCCCGTAGCATCCTGTGAGACGTACTGCGAGGACGTATACTGCGAGGGGATTAGCTCCAGCATACCAGAGTACGATGCTGACCGCTTAAACGGATACAGCACTGTCTGTCCAGCCTGCATGGGTGCAATCTTACTGTCACAGCTTTCCTCACTAGTAATGGAGATGGTAGCCGTTGTGGGCGTAAGCACAGCGCCGGAGCCTGCTACCACAGCCTGTAGGGAATCTCCGAACAGAACGAGGTCTCGGTTAAACTGGATACCGCGACGCATGATACTGTTCTGGCTAGAGCCGATACCAATATCAATACGGTCTGAGTTCTGGAGTTCCGTTACAGTGGAGCGGAAGAATCGGTACGGGTTCCCGGACTTAGACATCGTAAGGAACGCCCCAGAGAGCAGTACAAGCCTACCCTGATACGTGGTCATCCCCGTGATGACTCCCTGGTCCAGAAACGTTGGAATCTCGTTCGTGATGTCATCCCCAGAGAGACGGCCCTCGAATGCAGGCGCTGTGATAGAGTCAGCAGCAGCTAATACACGAGGCATATTCGTCAGGGACGCGGGGGAGCCATAGGCACTATCCTCCAGCCACGACTGAGTAGACTGTTGCCAGCGATACCACGTCAAGGCGTTGGCGTCTGTACCAACAGACATCATTGTACCGTCACCGCCCGGAGGGATGACCGCTGGGAGGTCTGTAATCAGAGCCACATTGCTTGCGCTGGAATACCCTACATAGGACGTACCCGAAGTGCTCGACACAACGATAGGCGACGTGCCTTGAATCCACAGGTACTGCCCTGACTGCTGAATGTTCAGCGAGTTCACTGCGTTGTGCATGGCATTCTTAAGCTCAGTAGCAATCTGCACTGGGGTAGATAGGGCTACCGGATTGTTGTTCGTATCCGTACTGGCAGGTGTAGTGTACGTAACAGTAGTCTGCACCCCACCGTGCGATACGGTCATGGTGTAGTCCTTCTGGAACGCACCCACCTTCACAAACAGCCAGCCCGTAGTGTTAGGGTCCAGCTTCGTATAATTAGGCGTGGGGTTCGATACAGGAGCCTGCTCGATGTTCACGATGAAGGTCTCACCACCTACCGAGGTAGTTTGGATACTAGATGCGTCCGAAGCTATAAAGTAGTTGTCCTGACCGGAAGCCAGAATCTGCGTTGCGTCCTTACTGAGAATCCACCAACTACCGCCCTCAGAGTTAATCACGAGGTTGCGCCCATCGCTACCGCGCTCAATAAATTGAGTGAATAGCTTAGTGCGGATATTGGCTGTGCCGAACAGGTAGCCCAGCAGAAGCGGTGTACCCGGCCTGCGGCGTACCGAGGTCACGGGGTCCGCGAGCATATTGTCTTGGGTAGTTACCTGACCATCCAGCCGTAGACGTGGCACCTGCTGCGACACGCCTTGCAGAAGGCTTTTGTAAGTACCCTCTAAGCTAGAGGCCATAGTGTCTCCTTAATTAGATAAATCTGGCAGAGTTGACTTTCTTGTACCGGCGCGACTGCACGGTTGCTCGGTTCTGATTCCTCGCGTGTTCTCGGAACAGCAAGGCATAGACTTCATCAGCATCGGAGACCAGCGACTGAAAGTTACTGTCTACGCCAATGTCGTTTCGATATGTCTCCGCAGCTACGCGCATAGCGATGTATTGCGCCGCGTACTCTGGCAGATCTTCAAAGTCGTAGTCAATATAGGACTTGATATACGTTGCCTCGGTAAAGCTGGTGCTCTGGCGTAGCAGGTCGTACAGCCACCCGTCACGCTCCCCATACTTCTGCCCAGCCTCCCCGTAGATGGCAAGGGCTGCGGCAGGCGGGGTGATACGATTATCTGCTGTCGGAGTAATCGTCTGCTCTACGGTATTGAACCACCACCCAGTCGCCAGCAAAGAGCGGCGGTGTTGCGTAATCGCAGACTTGATGATACCCGCACTCGGGTTACTGGTGCTCTCTGAGACAACCTCAGATTCCCCAATAGCTCGCAGTGAGATGTTGATTGCTTCCAGTAGTAACATACTACCTCCAAATTGGCGATACTGGGGAATTTTGAAATCCCGACCTACTGGTTAACAGCCAGTTGCTCTGCCTCTGAGCTACAGTATCATAATCTTAAATGAATAATATCTATAAGAGCCTCTGCGGAGGCTCTGAACATATTACTCTGCTTCCTTCGCTGCCTTCGTAGCAGCCTTGCGCTTAGCAGCACCGGACAATGCTGGCATTTTGCGCTTCACACCCATCTCGGCATCATACTGAGCCTGTAGGGACTCTGAGACACCCTTATGGTGCTCCGAGGTGTATCGTTTAATCACAGCCATTAGTCAGCCTCCACAATCGTATACGTGGCAGTTGAGGTGGTTACACCATCTAAAGTAGTCGCGTAGTTGGCGTATAACGCCTCACCCGCTGCTTGAGCTTTCTCGTAAGTAGAGAACTCAATAGTGTTGATACAGATGTTCTTCGCACCCACGTACCGAACATACAAAATATACCGCATAAATCCTCTTGGCAAATAAGGAGCCTCCCGAAGAAGACTCCTTATGAATTAGCTAGACGCAGTGCCGTCGTAGGTGAAGCTCACCACTGCCGCAGTGTCAGGACGACGCATACCCACGGTGTACATGGCGTAGCAGTCCAGAACGTTGGAGAAGTTCTGCTTGTCGTTCCAGAAGTCAGAGGTGAAAGGCTGGGCCTCCACAGTGACCAGAGCACGGGACTTACTGAACACAACCATCTTACAGGCGGCATCGGCAGCGGTCACGTTGAACGCAGAACCGAGCGGGTGGTCCGTGATAGCTGCATCCGGGAACTCAAGGAACTGTACCACAGGGATACCGTTCATCATCACGACACGACGACCTTTGTAGCCATCACTGTTGGTCTGACCGTACAGGTCATTGAACAGTTTAGGATGCTCCAGCAGCGCGGAGTATTCGTCCACAGCCATCAGAGTAACCATATCGTTCAGAGGAACCTTGCGCTTAATCAGTTCATCGATAGCGTCACGATGTGCCTTGTTAATCAGAATGGCGTTAGCCTCTGCATCTGCACGGCTCTGCGGGTCTGGAACCAGTCCAGTCAGAGCAATCTC